GGCTCAAACAAGCTGCGTGATAAATGGAAGTACCGAGCAGTTAAATCAGTTTGGTACATTGGAATAATTGGTGTTATTTATTATCTATTTATGTAATGGCTACAACCAACATAGACATAAAAGTTACGGGGATAGGAGACCTCGACAAAGCGACAGAAGCAATCAACGAAGGTGTTGGTTCGGTAACTAATTTAAAGACACAGTTACGGACTCTCCAACAAGAATTGCAAACGCTTGATCCCGCGAGTGAGAAATTTGTGGAATTATCTCAAAAAGCGGGAGAGGTTAAAGACCAAATAAAGAACGCAAGTGAAGCGGTCAACGCGAATGCTGGACCTGCATTTGAACGTCTTGGAAATAACGCATCCTTACTTACATCAAAGTTAGGTTCTCTCGATTTCGGGGGTGCTGCTGAAAGCGTTAAGGCACTCGCGGCAAACGTCAAAGGAGTTGACTTTAAAACGCTAGGGGCTGAGTTAGGCTCATTCGGTAAATCAATGATTGCGCTTGGTCGCGCACTGCTTGCAAATCCGATTTTCTTATTAGCGGCAGCGGTGACGGCTATTATTATGAATTTTGATACGCTTTTGAAATTATTGCCGTCAGTAGATGCGGCTATCAGTGGCGTATCTGTTGAGTTGTCTCAAGCATTAGTTAATCAAGAGAAATTGACCGCACAAGCTAAAGAACAACTTGAAGCTACAACGGCAAGCGAAAATTCATTAAAACTTCAAGGGTTAAGTGAACGTGAAATACTTAAGTTAAAAAAAGCTCAAACAGACCAAGTAATTGAATCGATAAAAGCGCAAAAAGCTCTTGATGCTATTATTGCAATGAGTCAGATAGAAGCCGCTAAAAGAAACAAGGAAATTCTTAAAGGTATATTTGAATTTTTAACGATTCCAACACAGGCTTTAAATAGGCAGATAGATTTAGTGGGTAAGGCTCTTGGTCAAGATTTTGGTTTAGAAAAAATGTTTGAAGGAGTTTTAGATACTGCCGCTAATTATTTTTTTAATGAAGAAGAAATTAAAAAGGAATTTGAAAAAAATCAAAAGGCGTTAGACCAAGAAATTAAAAATCTAACAAACTCTAACGCTGGTTACCAAATCGCGTTGAATAATATAGAGAAGCAAGGAGCAGAAGAGAGAAAAAAGATAGCAGACGACGAGCTAAAAAGACGATTAGAAAACGAAAGAAATTTAGCGTTAGCCAAAAGGTCAAGCGCAGAAAAAATAAATGAATTACTTCAAAACTTAGAGGATCAAAAGTTAGCCGCTGAGAAAGCAAGTGAAGAGAAAAGAACACAAATGCTCGCTGACCAACGTGATTTGAGAATCGCGTTAATTCAAGACGAGACAGAGAAAGAAATCGCAGCAGTTGACGCGAAATACATAGAACTCAGAAAACAAGCACACGGGAACGCGGAACTTTTAAAACAATTAGCGGAGGCAAACCAAAAAGAGGTAGACAAAATAAATGATGATGCTGCAAAGAAAGAATCAGAAAGAAAACGACAAGAGGTTGCCCAAAAAATAGAATTGTCTAACAACGCTATTGATGCTCTTATCGCTATCAATGATTTATTTGAGGCGAATAATGAGAAATCTGCTCGACGACAATTCAACATAAATAAAGCGTTATCCTTAGCGCAGGCACTACAAAACACATTCTTGGGGGCGACTGCAGCTTTTGCCTCTCAGCCTGGGGGCATAGGATTAAGAATAGCCGCAGCATCCATCGCGACTGCCGCAGGTTTGGCGAATGTTGTTCGAATAGCTAAAACAAAATTTGAACCAAGCGGTGGGAGTGGTGGTGATACCGGTGGTGGCGGCACACCATCTATCGGAAATGGGGGAGGAGGAGCAGTCGACACGGCTTCTAACCCGCAATTTAGCGCATTGAATCCATCATTTTTAGGGCAACAAGGTAACCAACCGCCACCGGTACAAGCATACGTTCTAGGCGGTGACGTGAGTGATGAATTAAATGCTCAAGAAAGAATCAGAGACCAATCAACATTATAACAATGGAAAAAAGAAAAGTAAAAGAGATGTTAATGGATGAGGATGGGAACTTCGGTGTTTACGCAATTTCGTTTGTAACCGATCCCGCAATAGAAATTAATTTCATTCATTTGTCCAAGCACGAAATAAAGTTAGAGTCAATTGACGAAGAGCGCAGGATGGTTTATGGGGCGGTACTTATACCAGACAAACTAATCCCGCGAATTGACCAATTAACCGGAGAGGAGTACTTCATTAAGTTTTCAAAAGAAACAATCAGAGCTGCGGCATACGCTTATTTAAAACAAGGCAACCAACGTGAACACACATTGCAGCACGAGATTAAGGTGGCGGGATGCACAGTTGTTGAGTCTTGGATTAGAGAATTTGAAGAGGATAAATCTTCTAAACTCGGAATCGACGCGCCAATAGGCTCTTGGATAGTAGGCAATAAAGTTGACAATGATGATGTGTGGGCGCAAGTTAAAAACGGAGAAGTAAAAGGTTTTAGTATCGAGGGTTTATTTGATGCCATCGAAAATCTTTGCAGCACAGAACAGAAAATTTTATCTGAGATCGAGATTATCATTAAGGGAAATTTGTAATACATTTGCACTTCTAAGGTTTCCGTATTCACGGATGTTTTCATTGAATCAAGTTTTATTTGTTACAAATAGGGTGAGCAACGGCTTGCCCTTTTTGTTTTCAAGCACATTAGTGTTAATAAGTTAATTGTATTTGTAGGGTATCCATTCTATTTATAGTGTGTAAAACAAAATCAACACAATGAACAGTAACAAAATTGTAACTGGCATCAACACTCTCCTTGAGAAGGCAGGCGCATCTTTTCGCGTTGGCGTTCAAGTTGAAGTTAAGATGATGGCAGAAACCAAAACAAAAGACGGCGTTGTAGTTGCAACTCCTGCGGAAGAATTTGCAGAAGGCGTAGAGGTGTTCGTTCTACCTGCTGAAGGTGGCGAACCAGTACCTGCTCCGGACGGCATCCACATTCTAGAGGACGAGACAACTATCGAGGTCTTGGATGGAAAAATCGTTTCGATTAAAGCGAAAGAAGTTGAAGAGGCTGAAATGAGCGACGATGTTCGCCAAGCAGTTGAAGCACTTGCAGGTCGCGTGTCGGAACTTGAAGGTCAATTGAACTCAGCGACTGCTGAACTATCGACTGTGAAGTCTGAGAACGAAACGCTTAAAACAGATCTCGCGAAAGTGAAATCTGAAAATGCAAAACTCGCTAAAGTTCCTGCGACTAACTCGGTTAAAGAAACTAAGCGCGAAGTAGAAAAAGAAAAAACAAACCTAAGTAAAAAGTCTTGGTCACAGATGTCGCAGACAGAGCGTGTCCTTGCTTCACTTAACAAAAACTAATTTAAGAAATGGCAACAACAACTTCATTAACTACCACCTACGCAGGTGAAAAGTTAGCGGGTTACATCCAAGCTGCGTTCCTTGCGAACGATTCTGCACAAAACGTAACCGTTAAACCAAATATCGCTTACAAGCAAGTTGTAAGACGTATCACTGACAACGCAACTGCATTTAGCGGTCAGACTTGCACATTCACGCCAACTGGCACAGTAACATTGAACGAGCGTGTTATCACACTTGTACCAATGGCACTTCAAAGAGAACTTTGTAAAAAAGATTTCTTAGCTGATTGGGAAGCTCTAGCGGCTCAAAACGGAGACATCACTGAAACTGCTGATGCTCTTACTGTAACTATGATTGGACTTATCGGTCAAATCAACGAGACAATGATTTGGCAGGGTGTGGCGGGTACCGGTGCTTACGCAGGATTTGAAACATTGATGCTTGCAGATGCAACAGTTATCGATGTTGCTGATCCCGAAGCTATCGACGCAACAAACGTTGTAGCGGAAATCCAAAAACTTGTAGCTGCTTCACCTCTACGAGTTAGACGTTCTGCTGAAAAGCCATTGATTTACGTTGCTTCTAACGTTGCAGAGGCTTACAGAAATGCTCAAGCTGCTTTAGGTAACAACAATCTTTACCAATCGGGTGCTGCTATCTCAATGACTTGGTTAGGTCAGTACGAAATCGTTGAATGCCCAGGTATGAGCGATTCAACAATGGTAATGGCTCAGAAATCAAACTTGTGGATGGGAACAAACACAACTGAAGATTTCTCAAGCATCTCTGTGATTGATATGGAACCGGTAAACGGAGACAAGACAGTTCGTTTCTCTGCTGACTTCTATGGTGCAGTGCAATATGGCTTCGGAAACGAAATCGCATTGTATCACTTGGATAACGCGTAATCATCGAATAATAATCACTGAAAAGGGCGGCGGGCGACTGCCGCCTTTTTTGGATAAAACAAAAAAATAAAATGGCTTGTGTAGAATTAACTACTGGTTTCAACCTTGATTGCTCGGATGCAATTGGTGGATTGAAAAAACTATGGATAGGTCTTTATTCGGATTTCGCAACGGGTGTCGCTCTTGATGGTACAAGTGGACAAGTTGAGACTCTTCCAGAGGCAACTATCTACCCATACGAATTGAAAAAAGGTCAAGCGAATAGTCTTGAAGAGACATTGAGCAACGAAGCTACGGGATCTCTCGCTTATAATCAAACAGTGAATTTCCAAGTGCAAATCTTGACGCAGCGCAAACAAACCGAATTGCATAAGTTGGCTAAAAACGACTTGGCGGTTTTCGTTCAAGACGCAAACAACAACATTTGGTTTATTGGTCGATTGAGAGGAGCGCGTTTGACAACGGGTACTGGAGCAACGGGTACTAACGCAACTGATTACAATGGTTACACATTGGCTCTTGTTGCTGAAGAGCCTGCTCGTGCAGCTCGTCTTGAGAATTACACGACAGATCCTTTCGACAACTTTGCCGACATCACAATCGGTTCTGCGGTTTAATAGTAGGAATCAAAATAAGGGGGTTGAATAAGCCCCTTTATTTCATTATATTTGACCTATGAAATTTATACCAAAAGATAAAATCGTGACTATTAATGGTCGCGATATTCGTTTGAACGAATGCTCGCAGGAACAATTAGCGAAACTTGTAAAATTGTTTCCTAATTTGATTGATGAAAAAAAGCAAAAAGAGAATGATCTATCTAAACCACAACGAAGCAAACCAGACGATTCACTTGACGCTGAGTGAAGCTCGTAGTTTTTTTGCAGATTCATTCACTCACTACCTCGTTGTTTTTCAATACGAGGACAACACTGACGATTCTAACAATCGTTTGGCTCAAGTGGCTACTATCGTGACCGAGAACGAACGAGACACCGAATTGACTGTGACTACTATTGGATTGGAAAATAGCGGTCAATATTTTTATGTCGTTTACGGACAAAATAGTTCGTCAAATACAGATCCCCAAAACGTGACCGTAGTCGGCAAGTGCGAACAAGGTCGTTTAATTTTATTAAAAGATGGAGAACAACCAACTTACTCAGATAGCGGAACACCAACCATCAAGTTCGCAGAATAAAACGATGGTGGTTAATATGGCTATGTATGAAGCCGTATCCACGCGAGAAACAGAGGACAAAAAGGGTTGGGTGACTTATGGCGCAGACAATGCCTATCCCAATTATCTCATAGACTTGTATTATAGTGCGCCTTATCATAACGCGTTATGTAATGCAATAGCTTCAATGATTGTTGGAGATGGTTTGTATGCTACCGGAGCAGGATCCATCCAATTATCTATGTGGGGAACAAGTAAACACATAGACAACGTGTGTAGTGACTTGAAGATTCAAGGCGGATTTTACTTAGAGATAATTTTAACTGCCGATAAAAAAGGTGTGGCTCGTGTTAATCACTTGCCTTTTGAGAATTGTCGCGTTAGTTATTCAGAGGAGACTGATAAGATAAATGGCGTGTGGTATTCGCGCGACTGGAAAAATACTACTAAGAAACAAAACAAACCCGTATTTATCCCATTATTTACAAAGCTGCCAAGTGAGAATGAAGAGGATGCGCCCGTGCGTTACGCGGTGTATAATTTCCGTCAAGCGGTAGGTTCTATGTACTATCCTAAACCCGATTACATCGGTGGTTTGAACTATATCGAACTTTCAAGACAAATTGGTCTTTACCACGTCAACAACATTATGAATGGATTCTTTCCATCCATCATCGTGCAATTTAACAACGGGCAACCAGATGGCAACGGCGCGGATTTGATGACAAGGGATTTTGAAAACAAAATGAGTGGAGCGAGAAATGCGGGTAAGGCTATTTTTCTTTTTAATGACAACAAAGATGTTGCGGCTACATTCGAAACGTTCCCTTTATCAGATGCGGATAAACAATACGAATACCTATCCACTCAATCGGTAGAAGCAACGATGGTGAGTCACGGGGTGACTACTCCTCTTTTATTTGGTGTTAAAAATCCCAACGGGTTTTCATCCAATGCAGATGAAATGACGGAAGGTCTTAAAATTTTTATGGAGAAACGAATCGAGCCGTATCGTCGAATGATAGCGGAAACGATTGAGTACATAATGCAAGTGGCAGGGATTGATACAAAAATCACTTTTGTTGATCCATTGAAACAAGTATCTCTTCAAAAAAAAAAAGTTAATTTAGAAATACCGGATAGTTTTGAGCCAACAAACGAGATGGCTGCTGAAGCAGAACTTGGCTTAAAATGGCGAGAAGAATTTGGTCGTGGTGGTACTGAGGTTGGCGTTGCTCGTGCAAGAGACATCAGTAATAAAAGAAATCTTTCTTACGACACTGTCAAAAGGATGAATAGTTACTTCTCTCGCCACGAAGTCGACAAAGAAGCTAATGGATGGAACGATGGAGAGGATGGTTTCCCGACTGCAGGACGCATAGCTTGGCAATTGTGGGGCGGTGATGCTGGAAGAGATTGGGCTTCAAGAATAGTTGAGAGATATAGAGAAGAGGAGTTGCACAGTGTATGTTGCAGCACACATCAATCAGATTTTGATGACGAGAGGGCAATCGATTATTTAAAAAAGGTTGCCGAACAAATTGACCTCGATGAGTGGGAAGAGTACGACGAGGACATTATCGTTCCTGCATTTGACACCATTGAAGAGGAGCAGAATTACATAGATAATTTATTCAAGAAAACATTTGAATTAGCAAGTGTAGGCTCTTACGCTAACGGAGATGAAAGAAGTCGTTGGGGTGATAGTGGGCTATACAAATTGCGCTATTCTTATTCTCAAAACATTTCGCAAGATAGTAGACAGTTTTGCAAGCAAATGGTCGCATTAGCGCAAGCAGGAAACGTATTTAGATACGAGGACATTATTGAAATGGGTAACGATGGCGTAAATGGTCAATTCGCCCCACAAGGCTCAAGCAACTATTCAATTTTTGAATGGAAAGGTGGTGTTTATTGTCACCATAAATGGGAGCGCAGAATCTACTTCCGTAAGCGCGAAGGCGGTAAGTTTTTGCCTAACGATGGATTAAAAAATGACGTTCGTGTTGCTAACGTTCCATTCGTTCCTCAAAAGGGGGTTGAAGGTGTTGCCCCAATAAATACACCAACTCGCGGATCACTTAAATACGCTTAAATAATGGCTCAGATTTATTTAATTAACTACAAGTACATTCAAGAAAACACCAACTTGACTTCCCAGGTGGAGGAGAATATGATTGTGCCTTCCTTAAAGATCGCACAAGACAAGCACGCTGAGGTTTATCTTGGAACGAATTTGCTCAATAAGATTAAAGAGGATATCGACAACGACGATTTAAGCGGCATTTATTCAACGATTTTGCACGAGTACATAAAACCAATGCTTACGCAATGGACAATGGTTGAATTGTATCCCTATTTACTCGTCAAACACGATAACAGTACACTAAGCATTCGCTCAGGTGAGGATTTTCAACCCATCACAGAAGCACAGTTTAAAATGCTTGTGGATGCGGCTACCAATAACGCGCAGATGTACACGGAGAGGATGATTCGTTTCCTTTGTCAGAACTCATCGGAAATCCCAGAGTACACCAACAACGATTTCCCGAATTTGTGTCCAAGAAAATCTGCCTACTCACAGAACACAATGCGATTTAGTAGCGGCAACACTGCTTCAAGCAATCCATTGCTCAACGCGACATCACTTAGTGAATTAAACAATTGGTTATTTGCATACACGGGAGGTTACTATGGCTAAAAAGACAGTTACAAAAGCGGATAAAAAA